TTAGCACCGGAAAAAGCCATACCAGAAACAAAACTTGTTATGAATCTTTGTGTAACATCATCTTCATTGCCATAATTATCTTTTATAAATGTAGCAAAAGCTTGATTGCCCATTAAGTCTTTTTTAATAGCTTGCAAAGCAAGACCTGCTTCTGTACCAGGAATAAACTTAACACCGCCTTCAACAACTGTTTTATAAAAAGAAGGCATACTATTATAAGCTTTAATTAGCGCGGGATTTCTTTCACCAAATACTAATCTTTTAAGTTTACCAGCCGCACCGCCTAATACTCTATCAGAAAAAACAAAACCAATACCAACAAATTCCATATCGTCGCCTTCAACTATTCTTAATGTTCCTTCTGCTAAAAGCGCATCATATCCAAATACTTTTAATTGATCAAGCGTATTTCCTTTAGTTAACTTTAATCCTTTTGCTTTTATATAAGCAGCAGCATCATCAAAACCAAATCTGCTAGCTACTTGATTAATAACAGGTAAAGTTACTAATCTTTTTTGTGGAGTTATATATGTAGGCACTCTTAATTTATTAACTGCACCAGCAACTCCAATAGCTCTAGACATAAGACTTAATCCGCCGCCTACTACACCGAATTCAAGAGCCATAACAGGAACATGACCTACGGCTTGTGAAACAGCTGTTAAATTAGTTGGCTTAGAATTTTGTATTTGTTCAGGCGTTATAGGTATATCTAAGGTGTTCATCATCCCAATCGTGAATGATATATCTTCTTGAAATACATCATCAAATGTATTTTTAAAACCCCATGCGCTTGAAAATTCTGTATCTAATATTGTTTTTCTATTTTCAATACCAAATTTAGCTCTATCTAAATCTAATTTATTTAAATAAGAGCCTCTAAAACTATATAATCCCTCTTTTAATGGTTTTTGTATATACGACTTAGGGTTTATACCTGTAAAAACTATTCTTTCTAAAGCATCTTTTTTTGCAAATAATTCTACTTGCTGCTCTGAGTAAAATTTTGTAATATCGTATAAATCTATTTGCCTAATTTCTCCGCCTTCTGCAGGAGCTTCATCATAATGAACTGTAAATATACCGCCATCAATATCTTTATTTTGTTTATGAGCAACAGCAACCATATCACGTAAAGAAACGTTTCTATATACTTTATCGTTGCCTAATGTATATTTATCTCCTAACGCTTTACCTATATTATAACCAGTATATTTTATATCATATGTCCTATTTAAATTTTTATCTAAATCATTTAATTCTAAATATGTTAAATCTAAATTACCTTTTAATCTTTCATAATCACTGACTACATTATCACCGTTGCTATCAAAAATACTATCAATATCTGTTTGGTCTTCTTGTTGCTCCGTGCTAAAGTAATTAAACATAGCCTCCATATATTCAGCTAAATCTATTTTTTCTTCACCATCAGGCAACTCTTCTTCCATATCGGATCTAACCCAGCCTCTATTACTTGTTTTAAACATAAAAGGCTGATCATCTTCAAAACCTAAATTTTTAGCAAGAACACTTTTTCTATCATTTAATTTTTTTATTTGTTCTTGATTGTCAAAACCATCAATATCATCATCGCTCATTAGTTTTTGCAAATCAGCGTTAATAGTTATTAACTCTAATAAATCATTTGAACCATCTTCTTTTTTATATCTATTAACAAAATTTATTTTACCTCTTCTTTGTCTTTCTCCTAATAATATTTTATCATTTAGACTAGGACCAAACTTTTTTATTTTATCAGCCATGTCTAATTCAAATTCTTTTTCTTGAATAATAGATATAGCGTTGTTAAAAGCCTCGTCTTTAAATTCTAAATTATCTACATCAAATTTAGAATTATTATAAACATATTTTTTATAAGCATCAATAAATTGAGGGTTATTAACTAATTGTATAGGAGATAAGTATTCTATTTCTAAATCTTGGGCTATATTAAAACTTAAATTATCATTAAATAAATTAACCGCGTCTTTTGAAAATACTTTTCCTTGTTCTGTATACTTGTCTTCTGCTTGTAAATATTGAGCTGTTATTTGTGGAGTTAAAGTTATTTTTGAAGGACCTCTATTTCCGCCAGGTACTTTTTTTTCACATAAACCACTTGGCCCTTTAGTAAATCCTCTTGGACATCTATCTACTGATTCCAATGAACCATCTACCGATGGAGATTCCGTATCGGGCGCTGTAGTTTCTCCCACAACCGCACCCGGTGCTGTGGGGTTTAGAAAATCCTGTTCTTCGTCTGGCTCTTGTGTTATGCCAACTTTCTGGATATAATCATCTATATTCATGTTAGAAGTATTAGCTGCTTTGCTTATTTCATCTAACGAAAATATTTTGTCTTTAAATTTATACATATTATTTAATTTGTAATTATAGGCAATGTTATTTCATCAGGTACAGAAGGAGCTATTAACATTTCATTAAATTTATTATTATTAAATATTTTATTACTTAAATCATTTACAAAATTTCTAAAATCTAATGATTTACCTGTACTAATTTTAAATACCTGATTTGTTTCAGCTGCTTCTTTAAAATTGGCTATTGATTGGTTAACTAACTGATCTACTATAACTTTTTCTCTATTGTTTAATTCAGTATATTCTACTCTAAATCTTTGTTGAGAAATTCTTTCAATCATTACTTGTTTAGCTTTTTCTAATCCTTCATCTCCCGTTAAATAATCATTCATAACCTTTTGAGTTATTTCATAATCCTCATTATTAATTGTAAGAAATTTATTTTTTTGTATATAGTTTAAAAATCCTGAAGCGCCTGAATTAGAATTATCTAAAGGACCTAATCTAGGATCTACTTGATTATTATATGAAGTTGCTAATTCATTTACTGACGCTCTTATATTCATTTCATTTTGCATTCTTACTTCAGCTTGTGTTGCGTCAGTTCCAGCAGGTGTCCAATATTCAGGTGAAATTTGATTATTAAGCTCGTCGGCAATATGTTTTCTTATTGCTGCATCTCTTAATGTTTTCATAATTTTATTATCAGCACCGCTAAAATCAACCATATCAAAACCAAACATACTAAGGTCTATTTTATTATCATCTAATACACTTAAGCCAGGATATTTACCTTTTACTTTTAACCAAGCGTTTTTTGCATCACCTGTTACATCAACAAACTTATCATCATCCTCCATTTCGTTGTGCCAATATCCAGCCCAATTTTCACCTATTTTTAATTTATCAGCATAATCTTTAACTAAATCTTCTCTTTCAACTGAGCCGGGAAACGCGTTTTTCTTATTTATTTCTTGCCATGTTTCAATTTGATTTGTAACTTTATTAACACTATTGTTAACTATTTGTCTACCAAAGTTTTCATTTGAAAAATCTCTTTCTGCTAAACCTAGCCTTTGACCTATATCAGTAATAGCTACATTTCCGTATTCCGAATTTGTAAGATATATATTACCCCAAGGATTTTTTTGATCTGCAAATTCTTTAATTTGTGTTTGACCTGTGGCTATACCCTGTAAAATCATTTTTGTTTCTACATCTAATTCTTTATATAGGTCTTCATTAGAATAATAATTATTTATATTATCATAAGATGTACGTACACCAATTATTTGAGATTCAATTCTTCTTTTTTCGTCATCAGTAGCATTAGGTAAATAACCTCGTACAGTACCTTCCAAACCGAATAAATTAGCATTTGCTACATTAAATTTTTCAGGAACTTCGTCTAATGTTTCTATAAGTTTATAAAAGCCTTTATTAGGATCTTCTTCTTCAGTAGTTTTAGCTTTAGCTCTTTGTTGCATCATATACATTTGCATATACCTATCAAATGTACCTAACATTGCTTTATTAAAAGCTGTATAATCTTGCGCTATGCCGTAATATGTTGGATTTTCGTATGCTCCCATAGTTATAATTTTAAGGATTAGCTATTGAATAACCTAAACCTGTTAAAGCCCCTAAGGCAGCTCCAGTACCTGCGGCTGATTGAGCTCCGTAAGAAGCTGCTTGTTGTGCATAACCACCAGCCATTGCACTTAGCCTATTTAATTTTTGCATGTCTCTTCTTTCTTGTTGTCCAAAAACAAATGCGTCACCTTGTACTCTAGCGCCTTGTAATCTCATTTGTTCTTGCATTCTTAATTTATCCGCTTGGAATTCGCCTTGCGCTCTTAATCTAGTATTTTGCGCCTCTTGTTGTTCTATACCCGCAGCAATATTAAGTTTACTTCTCATAGCTGCTGTAGCTAATGCGGTAGCACCGCCTGCCCCTGCACCAGTGGCTCTTAATGTATCTAAAGTATTAGCTAATGATAAATCAGTTTCTTGTGCTTTTAATTGTGCTGCTCTTGTAGCAACTTGTAAATTAGCAAATGGATTAGTAATCATACCACTTAAATCTTTAACATTTGCATAAGGATTTATAATTTCTTGTCTGCTTTTTTCTAAGTCGCTAATTTCTCTTTCAAGCCTTCTTTGTTGGCTTAAAGCATCTTGTTGGGCTTTTCTAGCTCTTGACGCTTGTGAAAGACCGCCTAAAAAGCTTAATCCCATACCTAATAGTCCTAATGTTGGGTCCATACCTGTTTTTGTTGTTGTTGTTGTTGTTGTTGTCGGAGCGTTATAATAATTGCCATACATACCATAACTTCCAGTGGGTCCATTGCTCATATTATATTATCACGCATTTTATAGAGGATTGAACGATGTTTTAACATTAGCTAACTCAGCTCTCGTCGTAGTTACTGAACTATTTTTACTAGAATCTCGTTCAATAAAGAACGTCATTTGCAAATAATTACCTTTTAAACCTGTTACATCTAAGCCTTCAACACCTGTTCCTAAATATATTTCATCTTTTTGTACTCGTAAATCATTTTGTAATGCAGCACAATATTGTAAACCTTTTTTATAAAATACAGAAGCATTTAGATATGAATCTATAGAATCTGTTCGTTGATTAAAACCGTCTATATCCTTAGCTTGATCTGCAAAATTAAATGAAGGCTCTGTGTTAGTTCTTATATTTTTAACGCTCCATGTAGAATCACCCTCATAATCTATTGAATAAAAATAATTTTCTTGAGCTGAATTTTGATTTACTGAAAATGTAATTTCCGGTGCGCTAAAAGCCGTGTCACCTTGACCATATGCGCCATAATAGTTACTATAACTATTACTACCATACATTTTATATAAACTATCTGTATAAAATGTATAAAAATTATTTTTATGACTAAATCCCCAAAACGGCCTAAGGTCATGTCTACTTGTCCATCCGTTTATAGAATCACTAAAACTAATTGTTTCTAAAAAGCCGCTATTTTCACTTCTAGGAATCATAGATTTACCACCCGCCGCAGCGGATTGTAAAGAAATATAATAAAGATCATGATGTGTATCATACATTCCTACAATTCTTTCAGCTAATCTTAAATTATCTCTAAAAAAATCTCTCATACCAAGATTTGATATAGGTGTTAATCCATCTCTAGATAATCTTAATATTACACCTCTATTTTTATCAGAAAAATATTTTCTAGTTCCGTCTACCGCAAAACTTTCAGGGTTTTTACTTATTCCATACTTACCCGCAAAAGGAACAATTTGACCTATAACTAAACTACTTGATGTTACAGTTCCGCCTCCTTCAGCACTAAATATCGCATCTTTGTCAATTAAAGCTTTACTTACCTTGTCTTCTTGTAATATAAGTAAGTTAGTTTCTTCTGCATGTAATTTTTGTATACTACCATTAGCTGAGTTAACCGCTTTAGTAATTGGTAAAGCAGAATTAAACTGGTTAGTTTCATTTGTACCAGTTCTAGAATTAATTATACCAGAATATATCATGGCATTTTTTCTATTTTCAATAGCATAATCTTCATTAACAGCATAAGCTTTTACACCTAAATCTAAAGCAACTTCATTAAAGCCACCTTTCATACGACTTTCTTCAATGTGCCATGCTTGAGAACCTGAAGAACTTTTTATGTAAAAAGAATTAAAATAAGATATGTCTAAAGTTGTTGCCATATTATGTTAATTTTGTAGTTTTTAATACACTTCTTCTTACCAGTAATCTATGAGGCTGAGTTGCGCTATAAAAGTTATCAACATCAGCAAATAAACCACTATGTCCCGACGCACCTACTATAACTTCATAATCTGTAGAGCCTATGGCTACAATAAAATTACTATCACTAGCTCCTTTATATCCTGCAAAACCTTTTGCATCATCACTATGTGGTGCAATCCTTACAAAAAAGTCAACACCGTTGTAATCTGCAGCATCTATTTCAGGTGTTGCTCTAGCAAAAGTTAATACAGTATTACTAAGTACACTTGCTGTTTGATTTAATACTATTTGAGTTTGAGAGTTTACAGTTGTTATAGTCGTGCCCGCTTGAACTCCATTACCTTCTACGGTCATGCCTTGTTCAAGTACAAATCCATTTGTTGAAAGACCATCTACATTTATTGTTGTACCTGTTTGGTCGCCATTTGCTAACGCTTTACCACCTAAGAAAATTTGAGTAAATCTTTCATTATTCATAAAATTTATCGTAGTAGAACTAGATTGCGATTGCAAGCTTACACCTGTATGATTACTGGTTATATCTTCATGATTACTATTACAATGACCACTATTTGAACAAAATGTTAAAGTAGAGGGAATAAAATATTCTTCGTAAAGATCACCGGGATCTTGTGACCCACCGCTTCCATAACAATAATCATAATAAAGATATTTAGGCGTTGCACAACTTGATGATGTAATACCTATAGTATCAGCTGCAGTAATACACAGAGGAACTGTAAGATCAGCCGTAAGCCCGCCTATATCTGTTACTCTTAAAACAAATGATAAACCTGTTTCATTTGCGGCAATATTTGATGTTAATCTTATTGTTCCATCTCTATCAACTTCTATTCTTGATTCACCACTTACTTTTTCATAATGTTGAGTTAAAGATCCTGGAGCTGGCATATCACCTTCTAAGTTAGTTTCGTCATGGGAAGCATCAGCACTTCCGTTTCTAGCTTCTATTTGTCTAGTACCTGAGTTTACTTTAGTTAAAACGCCTGTTGTATTAGCTGTATAACTCACACAGTTACCTGTATTACCAGCAGCAAAAGCTAAAGTAGGAACAACATTTTTTACTTCTACAGTTTTTTCAAATGTAGCAGTACCATCAGTACTAGTAACTTCAAATGTTATATCGTATATATTATTAGGTGCTGGCAAAAATTCTTGAGCTGCTGCTAATTGTAATTTATAAACACCGCTATCATTTACTGCGCTAAAAGAATTTAATAATGTTTGATTATTACGAGAACTAGCGCCATTACAAGTTATACTTGTAATTGATATAGATAAATCATTAGTAGCAACGGTTAATTCATCACCATTTGCATCAAATGCTCTGAGTCTAAGTATATAAGTACCGTCAGCTACGCTTTCGTCAAAATCATTTTTATCAGTATTACCAGTTGATAAATCTCGTAATTTAAGATCAGAAGGGGCAGCTCCACCAGTTCCCTCGTCTATTTTAGTATTTAAATCAGCGATTAGTCCGCATGTAGATGTTTCATAAAATATATCTAACTTAGATATAAAAGGTTTAGTTTCAAATACCGCAAGTCCAGGTACAAAAGTTACTAAACTACCACTACCACCAGAGCTAGCGCCATAGTCTCCTTTTGTTTGTACATGCAGATAGTTTTTACTATCTTCATAGAAAGCAGTTTGATCAGAAGGAGTTCCTTTTATAAAGTCATCTAATTCAGCAATAGCAATTACACTCCTACTACCCGTTTGTAAAGCATTATCTGCTTGTGAAACAATATCATCTAAATCTACACTACTAGTAGACAGCTTCATAGCAACATTAGCGGCGCCTTCTGTTATTTCATCTCTAGGTATTTTATTTATGTTATCACCAAAAAGTGCAAAATAACTATAGTTATCTCCGCTTGAACTTTTGTCATAAAACGTTACACCCGGTGTATATACATTATAATATTCTTGTTGTTTTTGTTTAACAACTATTCTATAAGAATACCATCCTAATGGATTATAATCACCCGCGTTTGTAGCATCTGGAATACTGTAAAGATTTGTAGTAATTTTTTTATTAAATATTACCTTTAAACATTTACCAACTTCAGAACCTAAAGCGCCTCTTTTATTTAAAACCGAAGATGAATGTTCTTTAGAAAGTAAAACAGGTGATTGTCTTCCGTATCTATCAGCTAAAACTATACCAACAGAATATGTTCTATTTTGTTTTAAAGTGTGTCTTTTATATTCACCATATGTAAATTCGTCATCTTCTGTTTTATTTCCTACACTTAGTTTAAAATCTAAATCAGTAGGTATTTGTTTTCCTTCTACAAAGTTTCCATAAACAATTCTATTACTTATTATTTCCTGCGCTAAAGCTTTATTAGGCACATTATCAAAAACTCTTGTTGTTTGATTTTCAGGTAAAACTTTATAAGGGTCTTCAGATCTATATACATAATATAGTTCGTGTCTTCTGTTATTTATATCATGTATATATGCTTGTAATTTTGTTGTTCCAACTTTTCCAAATGATACAGGAGTTAAATTAGCGCCAGTACCCATGGTTTGTTTCATATTTGTTATATCTAATGTACTAACCTTTATAGTATCAACAACTTTAACAGCAATACTATCAGACTCCTTCATTAATATTTCAATTTCTTTTATATGTAAAGTTGTAATAGGGTTTTCATATGGTAAATCAATTTTTAATTCTAATTGATTTATTGAGTTTACAAATGTTGCTACCTCAGCTTGTTCATAAGCATCTTCTTGTAATGCAGCTGTAAATGTATCAATAGAAGGCACAAACGCAGTTTGGCTAAACGGAGCCATTATTGAAAATGTATTATCTTTGTATTTAAATCTATAAGAAAATCTTACAAATTTTTCTTTTAAAAACTCTGTATCTATCGAAGAATCATTGGCAGAGTTATCTACCATTGAAGAACATAATAATGTTAATTGTGTTCCATCAGATATAGTAACAGGTTTATTTAATACTAAAGCTGTTCCACTTAAACTACTTACAGCAATATCATCCGGAAATGTTTGTGGATTTGAAAAATATGCTGGTGGATCTTGACCAGGTGTACCATATTGTAAAACATCTTGTAAAAATGATTTTGCTCCATCTAATACCTTAAATTTTTTACCTGCACCAATTTCTGTTTGTAAATCAGAGTTAGCAGTTGTTATTGTTACAGCAGTAGAAGCGAATGTTAATATAGTATTATCGGCTAAAGTTACAGCTGTAGATAAAACTATAGCAGATTGGCTAGTTACCGTTTGAACTGTAACTGTACCTGTTATACCAGTACCAGTGACTGTCATACCTGTTGCAATTGTTGTTCCTGTTAGATTACCATCAACAGCTACATTTGCACTATTACTTACCGCGCCATTTACTATAGCTTTTGCACCAACCGCGCCATTAACTAATACTACGTATTTAGGCTGAAGTAATTTAGGCGCACATACAGGTGCATATTTTGCTACACTAAGTTGATCTTCTAATATAGCAGTAGTTGAATATGAAGCAACATCATTTGTATTAAAAACTCTTGGCTGATTTCTATTGTCTGTAAAAAATAAATAGCCGTCAATAATATTACAACCTGTAATAGGGCTATGCCTATCAAAATTAAGATACCTAGATTTGAGAAGTATTGTTGTAGAGTTAAATTTTAAATCATGCTTAATAATAGCTGCGTTATCAGATGATTGAAGGTTACTAGATCCACCGGAGCCCATAAGATTAGAGCTTCCCATACTATTAAACTTAGTTGTAAAATAATATACACAATCATTTTCTGAGTCTAAACAATATCCTATTACATATCCATAATCTTGATCAAGTGATGTTCCTGTTGTAACAACAAGAGGTTTTTTAATTGCTTCAACACTACCAACATCATTAGTTTCTGATTGGGTAACCAATATATTTTCTGCATCTATATACTCTCCAACAGGAATTATCCTGGGGTCAAGGTCTTTGTTCATTTTACCCTTTATGAAACTATTGGTTTGTTTTGGCATTTTTTAGTGTTTAATTTGTTTAGATTTACCTCTCATTACTTGAGCTAATTCACTAATTTTAATATTTGATAACCTTAGTTTAGCATTTCTCATAGCAGCTCGCTTTTCTTTTCTAAACCTATTTATAATATACTCAGGCGTGGTTAGCATTGTAGAAGCTACAGCATGAGTTATATATTTATACATTGCATCTTCAGCAAATTTATGAACCTGCATTTCGTCATCTGTTCCTAATCCATCTGAAATATACTTCAATGTAATAATTCTTCCAGACATGTTACTTGAAAAACTAATTTTACCGTTTAGCTCATCAATAACAAAAAGTCCATTTTCTTGCGAATATTCTGGTTCTAAACCATATCTACCACCTGGCATAATTACGGTTTCAGAATCGCGATCAGCATCATAAGTTACACTTGAGTCTTTGTTATTTGAAATTAATTTACTTACATCAAACTCATCAAATCTTTGCCCTGTTAAAGGTGTGCTAGATAATAAAGCTCCATCTCCGCCAAAGACATAATCATAGTCATTATCCTGTAAAACGGATTCTGAAGGTCTGGAAGTTAAACGAGCGGGATATATTATATGTTCTATACCTGATTCATCTACAGCAGAAATACGGACATAGTTAATGTAATCTTGAGGCATAGGTATTGATAAGCTTGGTCCAATTTCAATTTCTTGAATTTTTTCAACTCTAGAAATATCATAGCTAAATTCTTGTATTCCTCTTTTAGCGTGGAATAATACTTCTGATTTTTTTACGTTACTTATAATTTTTCCGTCGCCTACAAATGCAACTATATAATTATTAACTAAATCATTTAATGATACATATCTATAATTTCCAAATTTTTCTTTAGGTATAGATTCTGATACAATTACTTTTAAAAGATTTTTAACTCTACCATCTGATTCTAATACATCAGTATTATCAGTATTTCCGGTAAATTGTATTGTACTTGTAGTTCCAACTTTAGGATAATTATAATTTCCAACACCTATTTCTTTACCATCTATTGTTACTTTTATCTGCGACTTAGCTGTTGGTATAGTTGGAAAAGATGTATCTGTTAATGTAAACTCTGTTAAAGTTCCATTTCCTATAAAGCTCTGTGACTGATTATAGTACGATTCTGCTGTTTTAGTTAGTAGTCCCATTTATTATATATTTTCTTTTTGAAAATTAGTTTGTTCTTGCTCTTGTATTTTTTGAATAACAAGTACATCTTTAATTACAACACCCACATAAGAAAGAATTCTAATTATTAAATTTGTTTCATCTGAAGCGTGTAATTCAAAATTTACACTAGTAGCTGTATCTATAATTATAGATCCATGAGGACCAGTTTCAGAAGAAGCATTCCATAAAGGAGCAGCTGGAATTTTTATATAATCTATTGTAACATACTCATCTCCTAAGCTTGAAGGGCTAATTTTAATACCATTTGAATCTCTATAATATATAGGGTATGTTGAAGAAGGGGCTGTTAATTTTGAAGAATTAACATATGTGAATTCAGATTTACTAACTTTTTCTAAATTTATTGATCTATTTGATCTTGATATATTTGTTATCCTATATAAATCTGTTGGCAATATTGTAAAGCCATGAGTGTTTAAATCGGCAGCTTCGATAGGAAAAGTATAGTTTCCGTTTGCTCCTGTTATAGAAGCTTGCGGAACAGTAATTACATCGCCTGCTGCATATCCGCTACCGCCATTTATTACCGTTACACTTACAAAATCGTTTGTATTAGCAACTACAGTTACTGTTAATCCACTACCGCTGCCATTTGAAGTAGTAGCTAAATTTGAATATGTACCAGCTGTAACTTGGCTTGGAATACTAGCAGCTGATTTAGTCATTGCGTTTAAATCAGGCTTTACTGCATTTTTACCAACTGGAATATGTAGCTCAGCCTCTTTAGAAAATACATCTAGTTTTTCTTTTAAATTGTTAGGTATATTGCCGTAATCATTATTTTGTCCAGCATTAATCCTTCTATTTAATGATCTGCTATAGTCATAAAAAGCTTTTTCTAAAAGCTCTAATTGAGCTTGCTGTGCTAATTTATTAAATTGGCCTGGGCCTAATTGCCCTCTTTGCTCTCTATTTAATATAGTAAGCACGCTTTTGTATATTTTGTCGACACTTATAGCCATAATTTATATTTATATAATGATTAAGCCGCATATAGCGGCTCAACCACTATAAGCGTTATTTTAGTTTCTTTTCTACACTTTTATAAACCTCAATACCTTCATCTGTTTTAAACCATGCAGCTAAAGCTGAATATGGATTTTCATCAAAAGGAACGGTCATAAGTTTTCTATCATTTGATCCCCATAAAAATGTTCTTTGATCACTAGATAATTTAATAATACCATTTTCTACAGCTTTTATACCGATATTTCTGATATTAAGATTATCATCTTGTGCTAACTCTAAGAACAATCCGGGATTGTTTCTAGCAAATACTAATAAATCTCTTTTAAGTTCCTTAGAAGTCATCTTAGATACCTTAGAACCAACCTCAGCTCTTAAAATAGCCTCTGCTATTTCAATATCTAAATCCATAGCAATATTTAAAGCATCTAATTCTAATTCTAAGTAATCTAAATCACTTTCTGCTTCTTTTGCAGGATCTTCTTCTTTAAATCTTACTCCGTTATCTGGATGATATTCAAGAAATTTTTGTAATATTTGTTTTTCTTTTGGTACGTAAAGTATGCCATCTCTAAAAGTAATATGAGCTAATCTTTGAGGCCCTTCCATTTCATCAACAAATATTGTTTTTTGATTTTCACAATATTTTAATTCTCTTTCGTAACCTTTTTCTTCATCAAACCATAATATATTTTTACTTTTTAGTTTGAATGCAATAGGAGTGGCATTAATAGTTAAATTATAAAGTTTATCTTTATAAGTTGGTTTATTTACTTTTGGTATAGAAATTTTTTTAGGTTTTTCTGTTTGTTGAACAACTTTTGGTTCAACTGCTTTTTGTTTTTCCATGATATAATATAATAAAAAATTAAAAATAAAGGCATTGGGTGCCGAAGCACCCGTACCTTTAATTGATATTAAGAATCAAATTTAATGAAGTTGTTTGCAGCTTGAACTACTAAACATCTTTCTGATAAATAGTGAACTTCCATCTTGTCAACGCCAGAAGATGTTGCTCCACCTACTGAACCTGTTACCCAAGTTTTTAGTTTTCTATCATCAGCCTGAGAAGCTCTATATCTTACATGTAAGAAAGGTCTTCTAACCGCATTACCTAATCCTTGATCATATACTGAAGATGTACCAGCAGGGATTAATAATCCTTTTAAGCCACCAACTAATCCTCTTGTAGAAGGATTGTTTAAATATTTCCAGTCAGTTTTATAAAAGTCATATGAACCTCTTCTGAAGCCTCTAAATCCAAGATTTAAAGCCATATCCTCTGAGTTTTCAAATACGCCATACGCAGTACCACCTGCAGCACCTGCAGAAATTGTACCTAATAAGTCGTCTAAGTTTAGATTTGCACTTCTATCTAAGAATAACATATTTTCTTCAATAGCTCCTTGCTTATCTAATTCAGCAAGAACTTCATCCCATTCAGCAAGATCACCTGCGTCATTGAATTGGTTTGTTGCTACGATACCTCTATTGTCTATCGCAGATAATAAACCTTCAGAACCAGCAGGTACGCCAGCACTTACGTCTGATGCAGCTTTTTCTGCTTCAATCATTACCATTTCCATGTAATCATTAAATCTTGCTCTAGTATCTCCTTCTGATTTTAGATACCATAAGTACCCGCTATTTCCAGATTCTCCAGAAACTTCAATCCAACCGATCTGAGCTGTGTCAGAACCATTGATTTCAAAGTGATCTTTAATAATTAAAGGATTGTTTGTGAATGTTTTGAACTGTGGCTCAACAGATTCTCCCATTGGGTCTGTTCCTTTTCCGAATTCAGAACCATAAACGAAGAATTTAATTGTTTCGTTACCAGCTGAAATGCCTGATAAGTTATCCAAGTTTGTACCACCGTAAGGCTTAATCTTCAACTGAGTTTCAGATGCCTCAATTCCTTCTGTAACAAAAGCTTTAAAAACTACTCCTGATACAACACCTACTACAGTAGCGCCTTTTCTTACTGCGTGCACTTCTGCTTGAGATGGTTGATCAATGTTTTTAATTGCTGTTATCAAACCGCTGCCTGTAGCAACAGTTCCTTGATATGCTAGGTGTAATCTACCTTGCTCAGACCAAATTACTTGATCAGAAGCCATAGGCATTTCAGCACCCATCATTTGAATAAATCCAGATATAGATCTATCTCCATATCTAGTTACTTCTTGCTCATATAATTCAGGTAAGTATTGTTTAGCCCAACCATCATTTTGAATATCTAAATAACTACCAAGAGTAGTCATTTTTTTATAAGCTGGGGTAACAAGACTGCCTGCTATAGGAGCATTAACTGTATTGTTGTTTGCCATTTTAAATTAATTTTTTAGTTTAATAATTTTTTAACTTTAATTTTAACCCAGATTTATTATCGCCCGAAATAGCTCTTACTTTTATGCCACCGGCATCAACATAACCTTCAGCACTTTTACGTGGATCCATGTTTATGTTTTTAGCATTTGCCATAGTTTCTTTAATAGCATCTGCTTTACCTTGCTCATAAAAATGATTTGCTAATTCATCAGCGTTGCTAGCAGCAAATAAAGCTTTATGATAACCAGCAGCGTCGTTTAAAAGATTAGTATCTTTATTGACATATTTATTAAAAACATTTAATAAATCTCCTTGATTTTCTTTTACTTTATTAACATCTTTAATGTTAAACCTAAATTTTTTGTCCCCAACTTTGAAATTAAAACCTTTAAATTCAGTATTAAAAACTTTTTCAGTTTCTTTGTTAAAATGTTTTGCTTGTCTATCTAATAACTCTTCGGTTGATTTTTGCTCTTCGGAATAGCGGTTAAAAAACTCAATAGCTTTTTGTTGTTCAGGTAATAACTTAGAGCCCAACTTGACCTCTTTGTAATATTGATCTTTTAATCCTGACAAAAAGTTTTTTGCTTTTGCCACTTCTTCTTTTAAAGCAATTTGTTTTTTCTTTATATCTTTTGGTTCATCATTTTCTTCGTCCCAAGAAAAATCTGCTTCCATAAGAAAAGATACCTCATCATCATTTAAATGAGGTTTTGTTTGTTTATAATATTCTCTTAATAATGTTTTTTGATCAGCGTTTGTATAATCAGCGCTTAATCTAACATAATCTTCTATACTACCACCTGTTTCATTCATAAATTCTACTAAACTTGAAACATTTTCTGGTAGTTTTATTTGTTCTTGTGTTTGATCTTCCTGTAGTACTTCTTCTTGTTGCGATGAGGTGTTGGTAGCTTCAACGCTTCCATCCACTCTTGTCTCGTTAGTTGTATCTGTTTCATCTGTTATCTCTTCTACTATAGGTTGTTCTATTTTTTCTTTTTCGGTTTCCCGTATTTCTTCAGCCACTTCTTGGCTGTCGCTACTGTTTTCGGGTTGTTCGACAACAGCATCGCTGTCATTTGTGCTTTGCTCTTGAACGGCATTTTGGTTATTTATTTTTGTTAAATCTACTTTGTACATATCAGTTTCCTTGTCATATTGGGAATCTTTTTGTACTTCTTGTTCTTTTTCAGCTGGAGTCTTTACTTCGTCTTCCAACACTTTTGCTTTAATTTCTGCCATAATAAAATATTATATAATTATTTAAAAATTTATCTTGGTTCAAATTGTTCTAAACCAAATCCACCTAAATTGTCCATGCCTGCGGACTCAAAGTTTTTTGGTGGTTTACCAGTTTTTCTCTGGTCTATCAGTTCACTCTGTTGAGATGCCTGTATTTTAGTTCTTTTATCTTTTCTATCTTCTTTATTACTTTCTCTATTTGTAATCACTTGCATTTCTTTTTCTTTAAGCTGCATGTTTAATTCAAACTCATATTGCATTAATTCTTTTTTAATTGCTGCTTCTTTTTCCATTTTTTGCACATCTAATCCACTTTGTGCTTGTGCAATTTGTACTTTACTTTCTGCAATACCTTGTTGTTTTTGTATTTCAGCTGCCGCGGCCGCCTGACTTGCTTGTGCATTTGAATTTGCTTGAGCTTGTATATTTTGTTGTTGTATCATTCTATCTTGCTCAAACTTTCTTCTTCTTCTTAATTTTAATAACTGATTAGCTAATTTTAAATTTTTAACTTCACGAACATCAATAGCGTCTTCAAGATTTATAGCTTGCTGTTGTAATGCCATTTGTATATTATTTTCTAAAATTTGCTTTTGTTCTTCATCAGGTGCTAATTCAATAAATATACCAAAATCATGCAAATGTAGCTCAGCTATTTCAGATAACGCCATAGTATTAAATCTACCTATAGACTCCATTAAAGATTTTTTAGTACTACTAAATTCTAACACATCTGATATTCTTAAAGAAATAGCTTCTGCCGTTTTTAATGTTAAATATAAACCGGCTTGCAGTACATGCCTTGTTGCTGTGTTACTATTTGCAGCCGCTATTTTTTGTAAACCAACTAAAGCATTCGAATCAGGCTTACTACCATCTCTTGCTTCATTCAATCCTGTTACATCTCGCATCATTTGTAAATAATAATTGTAAGATTGTATTAAGCTTGCAATTTTTTGGTTTCCACCACCAGCACGTAATTCTTGTATTGGCATTTTTGCTGCACCATTAAAATCACCATCTTGTGTCATTGATCTACCAATAACACTACCGGTTTGGAAGTACATATTTAATGCTTCTTGTGGATTATAATTTGTTCCATTGCCTAAATCAATTTCAGCTAAACCATCAGCATCTAAATAAACACCATCTGGAACTAATCTAGAAAGCACTTGTTGTAATTTTAAATGTGTTATTTGAATCATATCCGCAAATGTAGTCATTCTACTAACTAAAGACTCGGCTTTGCCTTTATACATTCTTGGGGCTACAATATTATAACTCATTTGAACTTTTGTAATATCTGACTTAGGTCTTGTCATATTTACAGCTTTGTTCCATTTCAATAATTTATCTCTGCCTACAATTTTTACACCTTCATATAAACATTCTATTGATCTATGAACTTTTTCAAACCTTGCTCTTGCATCTTTAGGTGGATTAAATTCATCCGTTTTTTCAATTGCTTTTTCAGCACCTGATGCAGTTTGTTTTATTTTGTAAACTTGATTTTCAAATGTTTTATATTCAAAGTATAATACATCAACATAATCTTTATCATTATCTTCAATTTTTTGGCTATAATTATATAACTTAGAATTATTTGCACCAGTATCTTGTATTTCTTTTATATCTTCGTTAGTTAAATGTGGAAATTGCTTTTTTAATTCAACAATATTTATTTTTTTAACTTCTCCTACGTAATATAAATCATCAAAATATGGTGAATCTGTATATGAATAAACAATATCA